ATGGCTACTTTAAAATTGACACTTTTCAAGGCCAAGGCTCTCAAGGATGGGAGGCACAAGGTCAGGGTGGCGGTCTGCCACAAGAGAGAGACTTGTTATATCGTGACGAACGTGATATTAGATAGCGAGTCCCAGTTTAAGAACGGTCAAGTCGTAAAGAGACCGGACGCTTCTTTTATAAACAAAAGATTGAGGAATATGCTTAATGAGTATCAAGACAAGCTTGACTCGATTAAGAACCAATCTTTATATACATGCGTGCAGATAAAGGGCATGTTGGTTAATTCAACAGGGGATAACGATATCTCTACGTTCAAGGATGTAAGCTCATCCTATGAAAGGGAGTTGATCGATAATGGGAGTATCGGGTACTCAAAGCTGATCGAGCGGAATTGCAGGTATTTTACCGAGTTCGTTAAAGGGGATATATTCCTTTCCGATATCACTCCAGAACTGATAGAAGGTTATTCTAGGTTCTTGAGGAATAAAAAGGGAATTGGGGAGGCCACGAACTCCATGATGATGAGACATACCAAGACTATAATCAATAAGGGTATAAAAAGAAGGCTTGTGAAATATGATGTCCATCCTTTCGTAAACTTCCAGATAGCGACTTCTCCCGTACGTGAGGTTGACATATCTTTCGAGTCATTTAATCGTTTGCGAATGGCCGATCCTTCGGAGCGTCGATTAAAGGTGGCGCACGATCTGTTTTGCTTGTCGTTTTATCTTGGAGGTATCAATCTTATAGATCTACTCGGCATTGATTTCCGTGGAATCGATACGCTGGAATATGTAAGGACTAAATCTAGGAATATGACGAGGGGAGGCAATAAGATCGTGTTCTCTATACCAGACCAAGCGAGAGATATTATAGATAGATGGATGGATAAGAGGACTGGCAAGTTGGATTTCGGATATAAGTTTTCCTATCCTAATTTCTCTAGGTATCTTTCTCGTTCGCTATCCAAATTGGCGCAGTCGTTAGGGATAACGGAAAAAGTGGTGTATTATTCCGCTCGTAAATCTTTCGCTCAATACGCTTCCGAGATAGGAATCCCGGATGGGGTCATAGATTATTGTTTAGGGCATTCAGATAAGTCGAAAGGCGTGATACGTTATTATACTAAGGTAAAAAAATTTCAAGCGGACATGGCGATATCAAGGGTAATTGACTACGTTAACAATCCGGATCGTTACCGGGATTATGTGGAGATGAGAAGGGATATAATGATGATGCGTGGGTAATATGTTTTTTATCATTAATGCTAAATAATATGTGAATATGATAAACTTTCATAAGCCGACAAAGGTTATAGGAATGGGCATTATAGCAACAGTATTACTTATCGTGCGACAAGAGACTATAGCGTTAACCTTGAGTATAAATTGTGCATGTCTTAAAAAATTATCAATAATAAAACGTAAATGTTATGGAAAAGAGCGATCGTCTTGTAGAATTGCTAGAGATTTTGAAAAGGGCTGAATGTATATTTGTTGAACAATGGAAAATCTTATATAAAGAGGATGAGATTGACATGGAAGATATTTTCAGCATATTCTATAAAGGTAGTAATGATTGTGAAATTCAAGTTAAAAAATTGATAATTAAAAATATAGATAGTGTAGTATGTAATAGGGTGGAGACTGCATGATAATTCGAGTTATAGAAAAGGAAAAATGGACCAATAAAAAACGCCCGTGTCAGAAAAAACACGGGCGTTATACTTTTTGGATGCGACAAATAGAACTATTTTGTCCTTTCGACCAAAATCTTTGAAATTCGAACTTGCAGTTGCTGCAACTCGATATTATTCAGTTCTTCCAAATCAATGTTCGCTATTTTTACTTTCCGATTTTCGTCAAAGGAATTTTTCTTCTCCTCATGAATAGCGGTTACTAACTCGTCTATTTGACCCTTGATCTTTTGAGCCTTTAGCTCATAATTGATAGTTCTTGCCATAATATAGTTTTTTAATGTTATTTATTTGTGAAATCAAGCTTATAGCCTAGTGCATCACCTATCTTGGATAATAGGTCAACGCCTGTACTGTACTTGCCTAGTTCTATTCGGGCGATATTACCCGGGGCTATACCGGTCAATTCGGATAGCCGATATTGTGATATCCCGGCCTCCATGCGGAGCTGGGCTATCCGCTTGCCTATTCGCTCCCGGTCATTCATCTTGGGGGCCCTCCCAATCGCAGTAATTGCAGTACCATACTGCGCATTTTTTCATTATCCCTAATAACATTTCCCGGTCTTCCACAGGATCAAGAGTACAGCTATGATGCAAGGCCATCAACAGCCTCTCGGTTCTTGATCCTTCGTTCCTGAATTTAAATGTCAATACATTCGGATTAAGCCCTATTGCGTCAAAGTCCCTGTCAAACACCTCGAAAACGGAAGCCGAGCGTACATGCTCGATGATTGTCCGATCTCCCAATAAGTTCCCTTCATGAGAGTGGGCATCCCAAAATACCCACTCCGGTAGATTAAGTTCTATTTGTTTCATAAATTGTTGTAGGCCTCTACTATTTTTAAATAACAATGCCGACGGGCATCATTATGTTTTTCTTCGTTTGAATCGTCATTGATCCAATCCCAAGCCTCTGAATCCGTGGTACGAACCTTTATGTTTTGCCCCCTGTAACGTGCCTCAATCACATATTGACCATAACCGTTACCTCTTCTCATCTCAAAATTAACTTTTCTGAAAGTTGCCATGTCTTTTCGCCGCTTATAGGTTGCCGCCCTTTCTATTGTTATTTCTGTATTGCAAATATACTATCAAATTTGATAGCATGCAAGTTTTTCAATGATTATTTTTTATGCTCTATGGCATATTTTCTTTCTCTTTTTCTTCCAGCACTTTTTTAAGCTGATATAGGCTCAAAATATCATACTCAAATGTCGGATTGTCCCAATTTTTTCGGACAGAGTTCGTTTGGATAGAGATAAATTTTCGTAGGTCAAAGATATATTGGCACGGGCTTAACCGGATCTTGTTAAATGTGATTTGATAGTTATCAAACCACTCCAAAAGTTGTTTTAGTTCCTCGTTCATAAAATATTAGTCTAAGAAAATCAAATCTTCACAATAGACAGATCCTTCTTTAAAATATATAGTGCAAGAAAAGTGCTTCCTAATAAACACTCCAAAACTATTGGGACCTTCAACCCAAGAGTTTATTTTATAAGTCTGATCTCCTATATATTCAATGTGCCCATCTTTTTCCATTGTTCCGGGAAACCGTGCGGAAGATGGTGATTTCAACTTGTCTTTAACAAAATTCTTGGCATGATTATAAGCTTCTATTCGATCAGCGTCATCATTCCCATATGTCTTAGGCACATTGTAGTTGCTTGTTTTCCCTGTTATCCATATAATGGCGATTAAGGTAAATAGTCCTAATACTAAATAAAATAAGCATCCATTGCTATTTTTCTTTTTTTTCAATTCATACCCCTCGGGTATATAGACATTGGCTTGTGGACCATACATTTGACTCTCTTGTTCTTTTTTGTTCTTTTCTTTCCACCCCCAAAAAACTAAAATGGCTATAACAATGGCAAATAGAAATAAGTATTCCATAGCGATGTGTGTTAATTAATGTTTGTATTTTATATAACTTAAAAATCTGTTTAAATTTATAACAAAAATAACACATAAACTTTTCTTGTATTATGATTGATGAAAAATGTTATGCTGTTTTTGCGTAATATATTAAAAATAAGTGTTATATAATTTGTTATTTAGAATGATTCTAAATAACTTTGCCTCTGTGGTGGAAATATAAAGTGATACACTTTATTTTTTAACTTATATTTTATTTTCCGCTTTAATTGTTTAATACAGATATATTTATGATATGGGTATTCCGCATTTGAACAATAAAAATGACATGATATCATTGCGTGTATCGCCTGATGTAAGGATGAGGTTGTGCGAGGTGGCCGAGGCTACTGGCGTTAATGTCTCTGCGGTCGTAAAAGCGGGACTCTCAAAGATATTGGATGAGGTATATGATGCCGATGGCAACTTGTGTAATATCGGGGATCTTGCGACAAAGAGAAAGATCCCGGTATCTCATGGGTACTATCGTATATCAGACATATCCAAGGCGAATGGAATCAGTGAGAGGAGCATAAGAAATATGGTAGAAAAAGGCAAGGCGTCGTATATAAAGAGAGATGGCAAGATATATGTATTATTAAAAGACGTGGAGGGTGTCAATGGCCGCAAGGATAAACACGATAAGAAAAGGTGATTGTGGCGTTCGGACGAGAGAGCTGATCGCCAGATATTACTTGACATTGATGGGTGAGTTCCGTAACGATGATGGACGGTTGTATTTATCCATGGATAAAGGGGACATGTTTCATAACGCTATCACCTTGATACTTCAAGACTCTAAATTCAACACCTTAAAAACGGATTCCGATATAATGGACCGTATAAGGAAAAGGATTAGAAATGTTATGAGTGAGATAAAACAAGATCACAATCTATATAAGAATAAAGCATATGCCAACGATATACAAACCGAAGAGGCGGGATCAGACGAGCCAGAGGCGTAAAGAAAGGATGGCTATCTATAATACGGCTCGATGGAGGAGGATGAGGGAGGCCAAGCTTCGTGACAATCCTCTGTGTGAGATATGCGAGAGGAATGGCATTACGAGAATGGCAGACGATGTACATCATATCCAATCATTCATGTCCACTGATAATCCGGAGTCTAGGAAAGTGCTGGCATTTGATTATGACAACTTGATGAGCGTGTGTGATGAATGTCACTCGGCTATACACAATAAAAACAAAATGATATGACAAGGACAGAAAGAGAGAATGCCGTGATATTGATACATAGACATTGCGTGCCAAGCCGAACGGGAGAAAGATATGAAAGTCATTATCTAAAGACTTATTTTGGGGATGCGCTTGGCTGCTATATAAGCAACGATGAGTTTAAGGGAATAATGGTTGAGGCGGGGATTATGCCTCTTGCTTCATCACTTAATAAAACGAGTCATTGTTATAAGTTGAAGAGGATCATACCGGATGCATGGAACGGGAGGATGGCATAGCCCCCCCCCTTATGATTTTTTAGAGGCGGGAAGTGTTGAAACCACGTCCCAATTCGCTTCACACGCACGGCGTTTTTTGAAATTCGCCAAATAGTTAAATATGTTAAACATGGGTACTAGATATACGATAATAAGTAAATCCAAGGATATTTCCTTCCAGTTGCCAAAGACTATCAAGCACAAGGCGACTCGAAAGGTCATATGCGATATTGTGAGAGAACTTTGTGATCGTGGAGAATTGACAGTGGGGGATATTCCGCAGCTCCATAGAATGGCTACCGCCTATGACTGTTATCTCGAATGTGTGGATGTCGTGTCTGAGCAAGGATTGACAATGAAGAATTTAAAGGGTGAAATTGTCAAGAGACCAGAGGCTAACATTATGCGTGAGAGTTGGACTCAATATCTAGATATCGCTAAGGAATATGGATTTACCCCTCGTAGCAAGAAAATGACTCGTGGCAATGTAGATAGCAAGGAGGATACGCCTGCGGATGATTTCTTCAGCAACAAATAAGGCATATATTCAATACCCGGTAGACGTGATATCAGGGAATGTGATAGCTGGTAAGCATATAAAAAAAGCTTGCGAGCGTTTTTTTTCCTTGATGGACGATGATCGGTACATGTTTTTGGAAGAAAAGGTGGATAAAGTGATACGATTATACCACCACCTTCGACACTTTAAAGGCCGGCATTCCGGCAAACCTTTCGTACTGGAGCCTTGGCAAGAATGGATTATCGCAAGTATCTACGGGTTTTACAATAAGAGTGACGGAAGTAGGCTCACCCAGACTGTTTATATAGAGGTGGCCAGAAAGAACGGGAAAACGGCGTTAGCGGCGGGGATAGGTCTAAACGCCCTTATAAATGATGATGAGGATGGGGCTGAGGTTTATTTCGCCGCCAACTCGAAGGATCAGGTAAAGATATCCGCATGGCCATTATGCTCTAATTTTGCGAAGGCTTTTGATCCTAAAGAAAAATACTTGAAAGTTTATCGTGATACTATTAATTTTGACAAGACAATCTCTTGGTTGAAGGTTTTAGCGGCTGATTCCACGAAATTGGATGGACCAAATCCCTCCACCTTCATACTAGACGAATATCATGCGGCAAAAAGCAATAGCCTGAAAGCCGTGCTGGAGTCTGGACAAGGGACACGGGACAATCCTTTAGAAATAATCATAACAACAGCCGGATTTGATAAGTTAGGGCCTTGTTATGAGTTGAGGACTACCGCAACGGAAATATTGAACGGTTTAAAAGAGGATGATTCTTTTTTCATGGCCATATATTCGCTTGACGAGAATGATGATTGGAAAGATGAGGCGAATTGGATAAAAAGCAACCCAAATATGGACGTGACAGTCAAGTCATCTTACCTAAGAAAAGAGGTAAGGAAGGCTATGAATACACCATCGGATGAGGTCAACGTAAAGACTAAAAATCTCAACATGTGGTGCGATAGTTCGGACGTATGGATTCCGGATGATTATATACTGGCATGCTCAAGGAAGGTGGATCTGGATGATTTTACCACGAAGGATGACTGTTTTGCCGGTATAGACCTCTCATCCACATCGGACTTGACTTGCGTATCGTTCATGATACCAAAGGATGGCAAGTTTTATTTCAAGACGTTATATTATCTTCCAGAAGAAGCTTTGGAGACAAAAAAGAACAAGGAGCAATACAGTGAGTGGGTGAGGCTTGGTTTTTTGAAACTTACCCCCGGTAACGTTGTTGATTACGATTATATACTGGACGATATTCTATCGGTAGACAAGAGGTTGTATATAGTAAAAGTAGGATATGACTCTTGGAACGCCACGCAGTTCGTGATAAACGCTACGGATAAAGGGCTTCCAATGGAGCCGGTAAGCCAGTCCATAGGAAATTTCAACCGTCCAACAAAAGAGATGGAGCGTGTAATATTGTCCGGCAATGTGGTAATTGACAATAATCCGATAACTCGCTTCTGTTTTAGGAATGTTGTTATGAAATTGGATCATAACGGGAATACGAAACCCTCTAAGGAATATAGGGATAAGAAGATAGACGGGGTTATCTCCATGATTGAGGCTATGGGGGTTTGCTTAATGACACCTCAATACTCGAATAGTATATAGACTCTCTCTGATGTATTACACGATTTCGGTTTAAGGTAAAGACATCGTGTATGAGATTTTTGGGTTTGGATATAAATATAAGGCGCTCACAGAAAAAGGAACCCGTTGAATCCTTCGTTAACGTGCAACGCTTTGGCGGTGGGTCAAGCAGGAAACCGGCTATGACACTTGCCGCCGTATATAGATGCGTCAATGTCATTAGCGAGAGTGTGGCGCAACTTCCTTTAGACACTTTCAAAAAAGATAATGAGGGATATAAAAGCCCCTATGTTAGGCATCCCGCTTACGACCTTCTCCGGGAGTTCCCTAACCCGGATATGACAAGATTCACGTTCCTTAAAACGTTGGTAAGCTCCGTGTTGCTTAATGGCAACGGATACGCCTACGTTGACAGGGATGATTATGGTAATGCGTTATCCCTTCAATATATACCTTCCGGGCTGGTTAGCGTAGTCTATATTACGGTTGATGGTATCCCTAGGATGAGATACCAAGTGACGGGATTCAAGTCTCTTGTTGAGCCTTCTGATATGATCCATGTCTTGAATTTTAGTTATGACGGTATAACCGGCGTATCCACATTAACGCACGCACGCAATACGCTTGGCATATCGAGCAGTGCGGAGGATTACGCTAAACAATTCTTTAGCGAGGGTGGTGGAGTTATGGGAATATTGTCCTTTGATACTAAGCTCCGTGATGGACAGAAGGATGAGATAAAGAAAGCTTGGAGCGATATGGTCTCCAATGGGGGGATTGGCGTATTAGAGGCGAATAGTCATTATCAGTCAGTATCAATAAATCCATCCGATGCCCAGATGTTAGAGACAAGGCAATTCAACGTGATAGACATATGCCGTTTCTTCGGGGTTTCCCCTGTCAAGGCGTTCGACCTATCTAAATCCAGCTATAGCACGGTGGAGGCTACGCAATTGGCATTCCTTACGGATACGCTGGCCCCACTCTTGGAGAATATAGAGCTTGAGATGAAACGAAAGGTATTCCGTCCATCTGAGAGATCCTATGTTGAGGTAAAATTTGATACAAGCAACCTGTTGAGAGCCGACAAAGCGGCGCAAGCGACGTTTATGAAAACAATGTATGAGATGGGAGGTATGACACCTAATGAGGCTCGCCGTATGATGGACATGCCCAAAGTAAAGAACGGGGATCAACCGCTAGTTAATAACGCTATGGTTCCATTGGAGTTTGTGGCTAACAAGAAGTTTGATGCAGGGAAAGAGCAGTCTTGATCGCTGTATTACATCGTTTCGGTATATAATAAAATATCTATGAGCATGACAAATAATAAGGAAATAAGAGGAATATCATACCGGGCTTCCATAGAAGAGGAATCCAGACATGTGGAGGGATACGCTTTGCTTTTTAATACGGATAGTCAACCTATGTGGGGTGGGGATCTCATAGAACGGATAGCTCCTACGGCCTTGGACGGCGTATTGGAGAGGAGCGATGTCTTGTGCTTGATGAACCATGACGAGAGAAGGGGTGTATTGGCTCGCTGGAGAATGGGTGAGGGATCATTGAAGTTGGAGGTTGATGCCAAAGGACTTAAATATTCTTTTGAAGCTCCGGATACGGCCTTGGGTGATGAGCTGGTAGAGGCTCTGAAGAGAGGGGATATCGCTGAGTCATCTTTCGCCTTCACGGTATCTAAGGATAATTGGGAGAAAGGCGAAAACGGTAAGTATATCCGCACGATCGTCCAGATAGACAAGCTGTATGATGTGAGCCCGGTGTATTATCCGGCTTATGAGGATACCGAGGTTGCCTTACGGTCTATCGAAAGCATTCGTGATAAGGAGCGTAAGGATTTAGAGGATAGGCAAAACAAGGAAAAAGAGGAACGGGAAAAGAGGGAAAAGGAGGATTTAGAAATTTATTATAACAATCTTAAAAACAGATTTTAATATGTCAAAGAAACAACTTACTATCGTGGAGCTTCGAGACAAGATCGGATTGCTCAACACTGAAAAACAAGGCATTTTCGATAAGATGAAGGCCGAGGGCCGGAAGGCAGATGAGAATGAGGAAAAAAGATTGGCCGAGATCGTTACGGATATCGCCGATTGCGAGTTTGAGATCAAATTGGCCGAGGCTAGGAATAAACAACGTCCGGTGGCTAACACCCAACATTCTAGGGGAGGATTGTTGGCTAAGGCTATCCGCTCAAAGATCACTGGCGAGACTTGTGACGAGGTGGAGGGGTTGATCGATGCCGGACGTAGGGCTATGACCGAGGCTAGCTTACCGGTGGATCAAGGAAGCTTGTTGATTCCGATGGAATATAGGGGCAATTTTATTTCCGCTCAAGTCACAGGTGATGGCAAGGAACTTATATCAGAGGATTTGCTTGGCATCTTGCAGCCGATCCGTGATAGTTTGGTCATGGTAAAGGCTGGGGCTACTTTTTTAACGGGACTGAAAGGTAATATAGGTATTCCTGCGTATTCTGGCTCATCCGTTAATTGGGCTAATGAGACAGGGGCGGCTCAGAACGGGAAGGGCACGTTCACAAAGGTAGAGCTGGCTCCTAAGCGCTTAACAGCCTATATTGATATCTCTAAGCAGTTCCTTGCGCAAGATACGCTATCTACTGACACTATGCTTAGTAATGACTTGGCACGCGCGGTGGCTATCAAGTTGCAGAAAACGATCCTTGGTGCCGAGGCTACTAACGCAAATAAGCCTGATGGCTTCTTTACTGGCACGCCAACTTATACGGTGACAGGAGAGGCTTCTTTCGCTAATATGATCGCTATGGAAACTGCGGTTCCCGTTGATGAGGCGTTAGTGAATAATCTTGCTTATATCACGTCAGTCAAAGGCGCGGGTATCTTGAAGGGTACTCTTAGAGCCGCAAGTGTAGCGGAGGGATTCATCTTGCAGAATGGCATGGCTAATGGTTACAACGTATATGCTACGTCAGGCATGGCATCCGGATTGCAAGAGAGCACGGATGAGGAAGGTATCATTTTCGGCAACTGGGCGGATTTCGTTATCGGTCAATGGGGTGCGTTGGATATCACGGTTGATCCTTACACGAAGGCCGCTGATGGCGAGGTCCGATTAGTTATCAACGCCTTCTTTGATGCCAAGCCTCGTAGAAAAGAATCATTCGCTGTTGGATCTATTAAATAACTAGGCTCATGATACTTACGCTAGAGGAGGCAAAGAGGCATTTAAGAGTGGATTTGGATTACACCGATGATGATATGTATATCGAGGAATTGATAGGCATGTCAGAGATCGACATCGCTAATCGTTTAAAATTCGACTCATTGACGGATGTTTTTCCGGATGGTATTATACCTCTTCCGGTCAAACATGCCGCCAAGCTTGTCGTGGCTCACTATTACGAGAATAGGGAGCCAATAGCTTTCGTTTCCTCTAGCAAGGTTCCCATGATGGTAGATAGCTTATTGTTTCCTTATGTAAGGTATTATAATCCAAAGGATCATGAGAGCGGGATTGATGAGAGATAAGATCACATTCCAATTACCTGTAAAGTCCGAGACTGAGTATTCTGCCTCTGAGGTAATTTATGAGGATTGTTTCTCTACCTATGCCCGTGTTTCCCACATTAGAGGCAACAGGGCGATAGAGGCCAATGAGATCGTCAATACCTATACGGTAAGGATCGAGATACGCCTGTATCATAAGGTCGATTATGACATGGTTATTGTCCATGATGAGATAAGGTACAGGATACTCGATATCAATCCGGAGAGATCCAAGAATTGTATAACCATCACGGGGGAGAGGATCAATGAGTAAGGTCAAGGTTGATATATCGGAATATAACCGGATGGTGGACAGGCTTACCGGGAAGGAAATGGATAAGGCTATGATTTCCGCCGTTCGATCCGGCGGGCAGATCATAAGGAGAAGGACTATCCAGAACTTTGGTTCCGGAACCGCTTTCAAGGCTTTCAATGTCTATAAAGACCGTAACGGATCAACTAAGAGATTACCATTGGTAAGGCTTAACGTTAATAAGAAAACCAAAGATGCCGTTGTTGATATACTAGGGGATTTTAGAGCCAAGTTTTTTGAGCTTGGTACCAAACGGAGATTTACCAAGGGGCATCGGGTCACCGGCGTTAAAAGAAAAGGCGCTAGGCGATATTTGATTAGATTGGGGAAACCCGCGAATCGTGGCATTATCACGGGACGAAGGTATTTCAGGAAAGCGCAAGACTCGGAAGAATCAAAGGTGCTTGACGATATGGAGAAAAGAGTGATGAGGGCTGTAATAAGGATAGGAAGAAAGAAATGAGAGCGTTAGAGATAGGAGCTTTGATTAAAAGACTGTTAGCTGATATGAGTATCAATGACAGGTTGAAAGGCCGTATATATCCGGTCGTTGCCGAGCAGAAAACGCCTTTTCCTTTTGTTACGTACAAAAGAAGTGGGGTAGTCTTGGAATCGGACAAGGATGTGTCTTATCGTTATGGAATGATCAGCGTGGATATTATTATCGTCGGTTCTAGCTACTCTCAATCGCTGGACATTGCTTCCGCTATAGTGGATGAGATGCCAGACTATCCAATGAACTTGGATGGTTTTGATATCTCCGATATAAAGCTTGCCAACGCCGTTGAGGATTTTCAAGACGAGGCGTATATACAGGCTCTTACGTTTAATATTGTAATTGATAATTAACATGGAAAATAAAGTAGTAAGAGGAAGGGATTTGATGCTCTTCAAAAAGGTTTCAGAGAATTATGTGGCACTTGGCGCTGCCACTACGCATACAATGAACTTATCAAGGGAGGAGCTTGATATCTCCAACAAGGATACTGGAGAATATGGTGATACTGAGCTTGGGCAAATCAGCTGGGATATTCAAGCTGACTCGATGATGATAGAGGCAGACTATGATAGTCTGGTTGACGCTTTTTTATCGGGAGAAGTACTTCATGTGGCATTCGCTGTCACGGCCGAGGCAGGATCTAAGACGGGCAAACCTTCCGCAGGATGGACTATTGGGTCTGGAGGATATGAGGGAGACGTATGTATCACCTCTATCACGGCCAATGCCGCCCATAACGACAAGGCCACTTATTCCGCTACATTTAAGGGCAAAGGCCCGTTGCTCAAGAGATCTTGATCATGATGGAAGATAAGATCACTATAAAAGATAAGGAGTATCGCCTTGGATATAATCTTCGCGTCCGAATGATTTACGAGAAGATCATGGGAAAGAATATCGGCGATGACATGTTGACGTTTGAGAATATCGTGTTCTTTTATTCTGTATTGTTAGCGTACAATAAGGGTTTCACTATGGACTTGGAGGCTTTTACCGACATATTGTGCGATGACGAGTCTATATATCTTGATTTTTTGAAATGGTCCGTAGAGTACAACAAGAGGAAGGAGATATTGGAAAATACGGATAACGCTGATAATGACGATAAAAAAAAAGAATAAGCGGTAAGGATATATTCCAAGCCTTGGTTTTTGTTGGCGGGCTTGATCCGGCCTATGTGCTTGATGATATGGAACCATATGAGATTGACGCTTGTATGGAAGGTATCCATAAGAAGTACATAGAGAGTTGGAATCAAACCCGTCAATTGGTTTATACGATAGCCCAAGTAAATAGCAGCAAACGTATAGATATAAAGGATATGATGCCCTTCCCTTGGGATGAGAATGACAGCATGGAGATGCCAGAGGAAGAGCGTGAGAGATTGAGCTATATGTTAAATGAATTTGTAAAATTGAAGAATAATGGCGGCGGATCTATTCGTAAGAATCCTGTTCAAGAATAATGAGTTTGACAGGTCTATAAATAAGACAAGGAAACAGGTCTCTGATTTCAAGAAGGTGACAGAGTCCGTTGGAGGGTCAATCGTTAGCATGACAAAAGGTTTTGCCACTCTTGGCGGCATCTCATTTGCGCTTATGGACGTTACCAAGAAAAGCATGGAGTTCGAGAAATCATTGTCAGGTCTTAGATCTTTAACCGGACTTGGGGCTAAGGATATGGAGTATTTCAAGAAAGCTGCTATTGATTTAGGATCTACATCTACACAAACAGCATCGCAAGTAGTTGAGGCTTACAAATTGATAGGTTCACAACAGCCTGAATTATTGAAAAATAGAGAGGCGCTTAACGAGGTCACGAAACAAGCCATTATCTTAGCCGAAGCTGCGGGTATGGATGTCCCATCTGCGGCAAAAGCTTTATCTGGATCTATAAACCAAATGGGTGAGAGTGCTAATGTGGCAGGTGAATATATTAATATATTGGCGGCCGCATCGCAAGCGGGATCGGCTGATATACAATATTTATCCAAGGCTATAGAGAAATCCGGAGGTGCCGCTAATTCCGTAGGTGTTAAATACAATGAGCTTGTAGCCGCTATTGAGACTATCGCCCCTAAGATAACGGAAGCTAGTGAGGCTGGGACGAATTTGCGTAATATATTCTTGATATTGGAAGGAAGCTCTGATAATAATCTTAGACCTTCTGTGGTTGGTTTATCCAAAGCTTTAGATAATCTGGCAAGCAAAAATCTAGATGCTACCCAAATGACTAAAATGTTCGGAAGAGAGAGCGTTACGGCGGCTTTAGCTCTGGTTAACGCAAAAGATCAATACAAAGGGTATATCGATGCCATAACTGGGACAAACACGGCTTTAGAGCAACAACGGATTAATAACGCAAATTTGGAGGGATCTTTAAATGCGGTATCATCCGCATGGGAAGGGTTTATTCTAACCATGAACAAATCAAATGGTTTTTTGTCTACCGCCGCCCAAGGAGTAGCCTCATTGATACAGAATCTTACTGATTTAGCGAAAACACAAGATGAGATACAAGAAAAGGTCATTGGTGATAAGGCAAATAAAATAATTGATAAAATAAAAGGAGCTTATGATGCAAACATAAGCGGGGGGCTATCAAAGCAACGTTCTATAGAATTAACCGCTATAGAATATGATGAGACAGAAGCCTATAAGATAGATGTTCTCAAAAGCGATTTGTCATCCTTAACTATGTCCTTGGGAGATCTAGAGAAGAGACGAAAGGAGTTGGCAGGAATGCCCGGTTATTATAACCGAAAAGAGAGAGGAGATATTCTCCAATCCATCCATGATACCAAGGAGAGGATAAAATATATACAAGAGGAATTGAGTGTAAGAGAAAAAGCAGATGCGAAAATAAAAGAATTTTTGAATAATACGACTCTAAAATATAAAACTGATAAAGGGAAACCTATTGCCGTGTCAGATGTAGCCGCTAAAGGCTCAATAGATTATATCGAGACCCAGATATCAGATTTATCAAAGAAATTAAAATCCGCAACGGACGAGGCCACGAGGCAAGGAATCCGTATTGCCATAGAAAAGTTGAAGGATGAGAAATTAAAGATAGAGATGGAACCCTTACCCGAAGGCTCCATAGATTATCTTAACGCCCAGATATCAAGCCTAACGAAAAAACTTAACACGGAAACGGACGAGGCTGTAAGGCAAGGAATCCGCACGGCTATAGAGAAGATCAATAAAGAAAAATATAACATAGAGCTGGAAGCTACGCTTGGACGGTTGAAACCGATGGAGGGAGATAAATTCGGCGTGTCGGCAAAAGGCCGTAATGCAACGAAGGATATTAAGTCTGGCTATATATCGGTTAAAGGCGTATCCGGTGACGCTATCAAGTCAAATTATGAATACGCTGATTCATTAGAAGCTATCGGTAATATGATGTCTTCTGTTTCTCGGTTAACAAACGAAGGTGCGGCTTCTTGGCTAGATTACTCTTTGAATGTTATGCAAGCGGTAGGCCAAGCTTTGCCGGCTTTGAACGCGCTTTTCAATAAGAATGTTGCGGCGGCAGGATCGTCAGCCGTATTGGGTGCCGCATCTTCCGGCCCATTTGGATGGCTTACGGCGGGGGCCGCTGTGGCCTCAATCGTGGCGGCTATAGCGGCAATTCCTAAATTCGCTAATGGCGGTATAGTCCCCGGTAGTATGTATTCGGGGGATCGTGTGCCGGCAATGGTAAATTCAGGAGAAATGATATTAAACAGGTCTCAGCAAGGTAATCTGTTCCAAATATTGAATCAAGGAGGGATTAAGGGGAAAGATGTACGTGTAACAGGCGAAGTGGTAGTGTCGGGTGAGCAAATGAGGATATTATTAGCGAATACTGATAGAAAAAGGAGGAGAGGTAGATGAACAGGGTTTATTATAATGAGTTTAAGGGATTAGATGGAATCCTTAATCGAGTTGAGATTCTTTCAGAAGTTTCAGGTATTGAAGAGTATGTGAAAACCGGAAAATCTCCTTTTGTATTAAGATATGCCGATGTTATGAAGCTTGATCCTGTTCATACGGCTCAAGCAACGATACATCTTATCAGTCAATATGATTTTCAGTTTATTTCACTTCATACTGATGATATGCAAGGATATAGAGTTGATTTTTATAGGGGAGGAATTTTGTTTTGGACAGGATGGCTGGATTCAGAATTATACAACGAGGTATTATCTAAATCCTCACCTTATGAAGTAGAATTCTCCGCTTCTGATTTCAATATAACAGAGAGACTGAAATATATTAATGACTCAGACGCAAAATATAGCGATATCGTCCCTGTGATGACGCATATAAAAAGGTGTTTGGATAAGTTGAAATTGCCATTTGGAAAGATATATATAGGTTGCACGACTACAATAGGAGGTATATCTTTAAACTCATCCGAGACTGCTCTTCATAAATCGTATGTTACCTCTTCTAATTTTTATGACGAGGATGGCAAGCCTATGTCTTGTAGAGAGGTCTTGGACAATTGTTTGAGACCTTTTGCTTTAATGATGGTACAGAAAGATGGGAATGTATATGTATATGATTATAACACCATTAAGAAAGGTTTACCAATGAAAAGGTTTGATTTCTCATCCATGACATACGAGGATGAGGAATTTGTTGACTTTTATTATGGAAACGCCTTGGATATCGGTACTATGTCATCAGAGGGGGATTATGGGTTTGAGGAGATGTTTAACAACGTGACTATTACAAGCTCATTATACGCTGACAAAGATGGGGTGTTTTCATATGATGTAGAGGAAGATAATCTGGAAAATCTTATATCCACATCTGATAATGCCGGCTATGTCTTGAAAAAGTATGGATTATGCCCTCCTTGGAAAGAGGGCCGTTTCCTGTATTACGAGAATAAGAGAAATACCGGAGCCGATGCCCTGATAGGTGCGGAGATGATATATACGGGTGATAGCTCAGCGATCAATCGATGGTCTTTTGATGGCAAAAACGTATTTATTATAGGAAATACAGACTCTAAGAACTATCTTAGGATCAAGGCACAAGCGTATGTTAATACTAGGGATGACCCTTTTGATACGGACATCATAGAGGATGATGAGCGAACTGGTGTTATGGGGATATATGGTGACTTGGTTCTGTATGATAGTATGGGTACCCCTATTATGTATTATGATAATAGTTATAGGTTTGATGAGGGATGGAAGAATGTAACGGGAGCCAGTGTTCCACAGGGCAAATTCATTTTAACTTATGTGTCATTATCAGAAACGGCCAGCGCTTCTACCTCGAGAATTGCGAATCAATGGTTGACAAATGGACAAAATATGTCTTTAGGCGAATCTCTTAGCTCGTCAAGGGATCAAGCGGGTAATCGGTTGATCGCACCGCCGGTAAGCGGATATTTGGTGATGCGCATGAGATATAGCGTAATAAAACGGCTGGTTTTGGATAAGGAGGAGATATTTCCTGCGGATAGGGTTAAAAATATACTTATAGACCATGTCAGTATGGATTTCGAGAATGATAAGGGAGACAGCTTGAATACTGATGATTACGAGTTTAAAAGTTATATCAATAAGAAGGTCGCTTCGGATTTTGAGGAGATAACATTGAAATGTATATCGGCTAATGAAGATAATGTCCCAACAAGTAAAGCAAGTATACTAAAAAAGGATGGAAATAACTATAAGTTTCAATTATCATTCACTAGATCAAACCAGACGGATATATTGGAAAGGCTGTTGATGTGTACCGTGCACTCTAATTTTAGTCAAAAGAATGAGCGTTTTTCTGTAGACGTTAAGCTTATTGGTAATCCTGCATTATCTTACCTCAGATACTCTCCTGTATTATCTGGAGAGTATCTTGTGACTGGATGTGATCTTGACTTTAGGTTATCTATCGCAAAACTCTCTGCTGTAGGATATTCCGATGACACCGCCAAGTTAAGCGATATACCATACGACTGATGTATTACACCATATCGGTACATATATAGATATGGTAATGAATGTACGTCATAGTAAGATAAGAAAGACAGCCCTTCCACGTACTGGAAGGGCGTTAGACGCTATTGGAGGCGGATCTATAACGAGCTATCGAATAGAATCCGGAGAAGGCGGTGGGGGGGCTTCGCTTATTGAGATTCAAGAAGGGAAGGGTATATCTATTACCAAGAATGATCATATATATGAGATATCTCATAAGGACACGTCTACCGCAAATTCAATTATCAAAGAAAAGAAAAAAGCCTTAGCGGGAATAGGTCTTGATGACTTCGGCCATGTCACGGGCTTGGATACCTGTGACATACTCGATCTTGAGGACTTGGATAAGAGGTATCTTCGCAAGGATATCAATGACGAGGCGGCGGGAGAGATCATCTTCGACAAGAAGATAGGCTCCTCCATCTTTCTTGACGGCATGGACGGTAAGGGCTGGGAGATCAAGGCCGACGGTTCCGGTATCATGGAGGCGTTGAAGGTGCGTTCCGACATATACGCTGGCAACAAGATCGGCTCCATATCGTTCGCCCCCGGCTTCACCGGCTGGGGCACGGAGATAGACATCCCCACGGCCACGGGAACCTTTGACAACATATTCGTTAGGAAGACCTTCACGGCCTACGAGATAGTGTATTCACAGATATACGGGTTGGGCGGCAACCAGATCGTCTCCGATATCAACAAGATAGGGAGGGTCGAGAGGCTGTCCGATCGCTGGAGATGCTACATGGACGACATGGACGGCCTTATGCTGATGAACCTC